GGGTACATCGACACCTTCAGGAGTTACCATAGAACTACGCTCGATAGAAGGAACATTTTCTCTCATGAACTGTCCTATTCCAGAAACAGCTTCGTTACCTAAATCTGTAAAAGTTTTTCTGTTTGCGGCTGCAGCAACTGCTGGTGGTAAACCTGCCAGAGCAGCAGTAACTGCTCCAGGAATAGTTTCTCCTCTATCTACCATAGCTTTAGCATCGCCCATAAGCATACCTGATTCTAATAAACCAGAACTTAATGCCATTCTAGGAGCAACTGAACCACCACCTGATAAAATCATTAATGCTTTATCTGCCATACCCAAGTCTGCCATATCTAACATGCTTTCACGCATAGGTCTAGATAAAGGTACGTTTATATTGCCTTCTTCGTCTCTAGGTAGTTCTGATCCATATTCTCGTTGTAAAAACTCTAAGTATTTATCTTCTTCGCTTTCACCTAATAATCCTTCACCAAGACGTTCACCTGTTTCACCTAACGCTTGTTGTAGTCTAAACCTAGCTTCGTCTCTCCACGATCTACGACCTCCTGGTGGTTTTAATTCTTGTGCCATATTAACAATTCCAGTCTCTACGTGCCCAGTAGTTTGCACTACATCTATCTGTTGTTCCACTTATACCACCACTACGAGCACAGTAGCTTTTCTTTCTACTCTTGTCTCCAGGATGTTTACCTAATTTTTTGTCACCGAAAGTTATACGTTTCACTCTACCACCATCACTGCTACAGCCTTTGACAAAAACTTCTTTTCGTTTCTTACCATAGCCACCAGCACCTTTCGGTATCGGTCTTGGTTTATTGAGTGTTACTTTTTTACCTTGCCATTCTGCCATTATTTACCTACCTTTGACATAGCTTTTTTATGAGAAGCTGTGAAAGAAGCACCTTTTTTCATTTCACTTTTCATAAAATTCATATGCTGTTTAGTGTGATGTTTTTCGTGTTTGTTTAAAAGTTCTTTTTGTTTTTTAGTTAATTCCATTATCTTTCTCGTGTGTTTAACATAGGGTCTCTAGCTGCAAAAGTTGTAGGAATCTGTGTATCAAACACAGGCATACTGTTTTGCGGTACAAGGGTTTCTAATCCTTGAGGATTAACCATAGGTAAGTTTAGTGTTTGTACTTCAGGTGTAGAAACAAATTGTTCTTCTATTTGAAATGGTGTTACATATGGATTTGTCAAACTCAGTGTGTTTACTTGATCTAATATAGGATCAGGTACAGACTTGTATGTTACTGGTGTATCAACTACTGGATCAGGTTCTGTCACAACTGGGGGTGGATCCATAGGTATGACACCACCAGAAATTAAACTGTTTCCTGTGTCAACAGGTTGATTTTCTGCAGCTTCTTCATCTGCCATACCTATTGCTCTTTCATCTTCAGAACTCATGCCAAGTGTCGATGTTCCAACAACCTCAGGAGGTGTCATTATCCAGATACCTAAATCTGAGTTAAATTCAAAAAGTCCTGAAGCTATAGCTTCTTGTTCGTTTGCGTAGCCAAATGGTTCCCACCAATTTGTAAAACCTCCACCTGGTGGTGGACCTGTAACATTATCATCGTCATCTGGTGGTGGATCTGTAACATTATCATCGTCATCTGGTGGTGGATCTGTAACATTATCATCGTCATCTGGTGGTGCGATTACACCAGCATTTACCAATAATTGATTAAAAGCGTTTGCCTGTTGGTTGGCTAAATTTTGAGCAGGAGTACTTACTTGACTTGCTCTTGTTCTTTGTTCTGCAGCTTGAGCTTGTATATCTGTAGGAGGAGAATATGTATTAACAAGAGTTTCTATACCTGTGTTATACTTAGGAGGAGGAGGTGTATATGCAGGCATTTGTTGAAGATCTTCATAATCACCATACTGTTGGTTATTAAAACCCATTGTTCCAAAATTAATTCGTGACATTACTTTTCCTCATCTTCATAATTATTATAATCTTCATCATTTAAACCTAAAAGTCCATTTTGTAGTTCTAATGTCATTTTTTCTAATTGATCAGGATCTACAGTAGAGTCTTCTGCTGCAATCTGTGCTATTATGTCAGCACCTAGTTGACCAGCAGCATAACCTGTTGCTCTGACACTAGGGTTTTCTATCATAGTCGTTAAATAACGTATGCCTGTAGGACTTGCTAACACCTTACCTAATACATTTAATTTCACTAATGTAGACACGTTTTGTAAAGGGTTAAGTGCTACTTGAGCAGCAACTAAACCACCTGAGAACGAACCACTGCCTGTTGTTATAAATGCAGCTTTTTCTGCAAATCTTTCTAATGCTTGTGTAGTTTCAGCACCGAATGCTGCATTTAATCTTGCAGGTTCAGCACGCACAGCTTTCAACAGTCTCTCACCATTCAGGACTACACCAACAGGATCTATTTTAGTTGTATCGTACACGTTATCTATAAGATTTACCATATACTTTTGCCTAAACTGTTCAACGACTTCAGGTGCTTCTCTACTGTAGTAGTTTATAAAACCAGCTACATCATCTGAACTAGCTTTAGTGGTGAGCCATGGTATAACTTCTTCAGGTGAAAAATTACCTATCTGTTTATTAAAATTAGCATCTAAAAATTTAAACTGTTCGTCAACAGTTTTAGTGTATTCTTTAACAACATTTGTAAACTCACCCATATTACCAGAATCTAGTGCTTGTTGTAGTGAAGTCTTTATTCTTACAGCTTCTTCTTTAGGTATAATTTTTTGAGCATTGTTTAACTGTTCGAGTGATCTTAATAATGTAGGTGCTCCATCTTTGTATAAAGCAGGATAACTGGTGCCTAACGCTTTTATTTGTTTTAAAACTGAAGAAGCAGAAAAATTACCTTCAACATCTGTTGCATTAGCAACCATAGAATCGAAATGTCCACTTTGTAACATTTTTCTTGCTGCATCTGGGTTGTCAGTAGCGTTTAAAAATTGATTTATTTTTACAGGTGAGTTTCTAGAGATAACTGTAGATATCAATAAATCAGGATCTACACCTTCTTTATTCGTAAGTCTTTTAATTAATCTGTTGTCAAAAACAGCTATCCCTTTACCATATGCACTTGTAGCTTCTTTTAGTTTTGCCAGTCCTGCTTTTGCTCTTTCAGATTCTTGTGTTGTTAACTTTCGTTCAGCTGAAACTAAATTACCATTTGCATCTATGTAACGAACACCTTTTACACCATTACTAACAGCTAACTCAAAACCTTCATTTGCTGCAGCTTTTAACATGTTAAATTGTTTTTGACCAAAACCAGAAAGCATTTCGTCGGAGAAACCTGCATCACCAAACATAGTTCTAAGAGCAGACATGTGTGTAGCACTTATGTTAGCAGGCATGTTAACTATGTCTTGTAAAAGTTGTAAAGTTATTTGACTAACACCACCTACATACTGACCATCAGCAGTTTTAGGTATATCGTTTAATATGTCTTGTGCGTCTCGTTTTAATGCACTAGTAGGAACTACTGCTTTATTGCCTAACAGTTGGTCAGCTTCGTTATACAAAGCAGTCGTTGCATCTTGAAACTCACCATACGCTTTATTTACGTTGCCTGAAAGTTCGCTACCTATGTTTTGTGGTACTTCGCCTGTGCCTACTCTACCAGCTAACGCGTCTTGTTCTGTTTTAACAGCACTTTTTAACGCTTCTAACGAAGTGTCTACAGCAGTTTCTAAAACTGATTTAGATTTTTCTCTTTGAAACTGTATTAATGCACCTAATTGTTCTTCACCTAACTTCGGAAAAACTTTACCCATAAATGGGTCGAATGGTTCAGCACCAACTTCTGTTAAAAATCCATCTATTCTGTCTTGTAGATATTTAACATTAACGACATTCTTTTGTTGATTGTATCCGAATATGTTTTCTACTAATCCTGAAAATCTACCTAATATTGGTCTGCCTGATGCTTTTGCTACATCGGGGATAGCACCTTCGTCTACTAATTCTTTAACTAATGTGAATGTTTCTCTGGCTCCTGGACCAGAAGCTGCATCTACACGAGGAGCATACGTATATGTTTTAAAATTAAATAAACCACGCTCACCTGTAGGAATACGTTTTTCAGCAGGAGAAAAAAGCATTTTACCACCACCGACTAACGCTCTACCACCTAGTTCTGCTGTAGCACCAAGTGCTGCTTCAGTAGCAACGTCTTTTCCTATTTCGCCTAAAGTTTGTTGTTGTAATCCAGCAAGAGTTTCTACTCCCTCTTCTGCACCTTTTGCTGTACCTGCAGCTGTGCCACTAGCCAAAACTGCTGGACCCAAACCTAAGTTTCGAGTAGCAATACTTGCTAGTATCGTTGCTGTTATTTCTGGTGCACTACCAGCAAAATCAGCTATATCACCACGTTCAAAAGTTCCAGGATTATCAATAGTAAGAGGCATATCTCCAGGAGTTCCTCCTAGTTGTTCACGGAACTCTGGCATAATCGCATAGCGACCATATTTATCTTGAGTCCAACCAACACCTTGTGGTCCAACGTTCTTAGTAAGAAAATCTTCTTTTTCACCAGCAGTGTCCATAAAACTTAGACCTCTGCGTAATTTATTATTTGGTAACCCAGAATAATCGAAATCCTTTTCCCGCATACCAGCGAATATTTCTTGAGCAAGATCTTGTGCTTGTGAACCTGCTACTGGCATATCATACATTGGCATACCTGTAGGATCTGTTGGAAAATCGCCTCCTGTCATAAAGTCTCTTCTAGCAGAACTAAAAGCAGTTTCAAACTCTTCGTCAGGTACATTGAACTGGTTACTTAAACGCAGTTGCATGTTTATTAACTCGTTTTCGTTTAAACTAGCTAGAAATGATTGCTGGTTTGCAGCATCTAAACCTATGTATGCGTTGTAGATATCATCTGTAATCAGAGGTTTAATCTTTAATGCTTCTGATACAGGATCTATCGCCATCGTTAGCCACCTTGATTAGTCATGTTTAGTATGTTTTGACGTAACTGGTTAAGTCTTTCTTCTGAGTTATCCTGACCTCTTGTATCTTCTTCAGTCATGCCAGGAGGCAGTTGGTAGTTTTCTAATTTAAAATTTATACCATCTAAGTTTCTATCAATAATGCTCATTATTTCTTTATGTCTAAGTTTTTTCTCAGTAAGATTAGCGAAATCACGACCTTTTATAAAATCTCTTACTAGCTTTCTATCTTGATCACTAAATCTAGCTTCTTTCAGTATTTCTTCTATTAAGTCGACTTCTGCTACACTACTAAAAACTTGTGTAACTGTAGCTTCTATAGGTATGTCGAATCCAGGAATAAGATCAGCAGCAATTCTTGCAGCATTTGTGTCAAACACGAAACCTGCAACACCAGTTACATTTTCAGGAACTGCTTCTAGTATAGCACCCATCTTAGAGACTTTATCTTTTACGTTGTTTAATGCACCTAACCTGTTGACATCTTCTGTAGATGCATAAGGTAGTTGAGTTTTAGCTACATTTAATATACGGACTACTTCTGGGTTATCTAACGGGATACCAAGATCTTCTGCATAAGCTTCAACACTGAACTTAGCTAAAGGAAGACGTTGTTTTAAAATATCTCCTGCTGGTGTTTTCTCATTAATTTTTCGTGTAGTTTGTGAGTGAAGTAACGAATAGTTTCTAAGTTGTTTTATTTTTTCAGGTAAACTTAGTGCTTTTAATCTGTCTCTAAAATCTACAGTTTCCATGATATTTAAATCATTTTGTTGCTGTGCTTCAGTTGTGTTACCAACTGTCGGTGTCCAACTGCCTGCATCTTTAGGTTCTAAAGAACTAAAATTACCAGATGCTTTAAACGCATCTACGCTTTCTGGTGTGTATGTTTCTAACAGTTCAAACATTTTATCTATTGTCATACCACTGCCACTCTTAGCATTTGGTTTTCTTATCAGCACACTAGCGTCTTCTCTACCACCATCTTCATAAGTTTTCACAGAAGCAGGAGTAAATTCTTTTAAGAAATCAAGTGTAGTTGTACCTTTTTCTCCTTTGCCAGGAAGTCGAACTAAGTCAGCGTAATTGTTAGATTTTTGGTATTTAGATACAGATTCTACAGTAAAATCTTTTAATAAATCACCTACGTCTTTTTGAGAAGTTATTAGTTGTAGATCGCTGAGTTTACCAGATTTTTCGTATTTAGCTAAAGATCCAGGTGTTACTTTACCAACTAACCCTACGAGACTTGTTGCTGTTGGTGAACCAGAAGCGAATAGATCTAGTGCTTTTTTCTTTATATCTAGTTCTAGTTTATCTTTGTTCGCTTTATTTTGAGCCCTTTGGTTAAACATAGTCTGAGCAGTTTTGCCTCTAGCTTTTAATATCGCTTGCCTCCAGTCTCCAGGCTCGTTCATCAAGAACGTACCGAACACAGACGCAGGAAGTGCCCAGTTAGGTATAGATTCTGTATTGTCACCATCCGTATACACATCTCTTACAAACTGTTCAACAGCAGGTAAACCACCTGCTTGTATTAAATCTGATATACTCTTATAACCTTCTTCAACTTCAGGTGGCGTTGCTCCTGCTTCATCTAATGCAACTGCCGTTATAGCACGTATACCATCTTCTTCATTACCAGCTTGTGCGTTAAGTAGAACTTGACCAACTTCATCATTAACCAGTTCTCTTACTTGAGGATCTAAATTGTTAGATTCGTTTAAAAATTGTTGAGGGTCGAAACTAAGATCGTTTGAGCCACCTCCTGCGATTACATTAGATAAATCTAAATTTAAATCTGGTAACGCACCTGCTTCAGAATATTGCGTAGGGTTAAATTGTGGTGTAAGCATATCAGTTATACCACCTGTTCCGTCAGATCGAACACCTTGTTGTTCCATTCTTAATGCTTGTTCTAATATTCTAGGATCTATTGCCATTACGTTTGTGCTCCATAGGTTTGACCGACAGCGTTCATAAAGCCACCAAGTCCTGAACTTAGATAATCTACATTAGGTGTTTGAGTCATATTGTAACCAGTAGCACCAGCAAGAGGCGAGATACCTTGAGCAATACCTGAGTACTGTCCTAACAAGTTTTGTGGTAAGTTATACTGACCAACAAAATTTTGGTAAGCTAAGTCGTTGATTGCTTGATTCATACCACGATTCGCTCCACCTACTGAACCTAATAGACTTATATCTTGTCTTTGTAAGTTTCCTAAGTTGTTTCCGATAGCACCCATCTGATTACCAGTTGCTTGTTGTAGTGCACCAGATTGTACACCTGTTTGACCTAACGTAGAGCCATAACGATTCAAAGCAGCACCACCCATTTGACCTAAATTTCCTAAAGTGTTTCCTAAGTTTTGATAAGCAGCACCTGTTGCTGCACCTAAGTTACCTACACCAGATGCAATATTTTGACCAAGTCCAACACGTTGTCCTGTTAATCCTTGTATAGCAGAGCCAAGTCCACTTTGAGCACCACCACGCAACTGACCTAAATTAGCCATAGTTGTACCTAAGTTACCTAAAGTTGTTCCTGCTGCTTGTCCATAATTAGCGAATTGATTAGCTAAATTTTGACCAGCAGTTGCTTGTTGTCCTGCTAAACTACCTAAACCACCAGCAATATTACCGAGTTGACCAGCAGCACCTGCCTGTCTTCTTTGTTGATTTTCAAAAGCAGTTGATGCTTGACCTAACGATTCACCAAAACCTGCTCTTCTAAGTTGAGAAACAGCATCTATTTCCGCACCTCTTTGTGCTTCAGCCAGTTCACCAGCTTGTAGTCTAGATCTTGAACCACCAAATGCACCACTAGCTATCTCTCTTGCTCTTCTGCCTTGATCCGCTATTGAACCTTGCTCTCGAACATCACGTAGAGTTTGTTGAACTACTTGATCTTCATAAGGGTTCATAAATCTAGAGGCAGAAGCAGGATCGAACTCACGAGTAGCACCTAGTGATGTTCTAGCAGCATCTTGTAGTGTACCTCTAGCTGTTAAATCTGTACCACCTAACTGGCTTCCTAATAATCCGTAAGCACCTCTTGCTGTAGAAGTAGCATCTCCTAAACCAGCTAAACTTCTTTCAGCACCCATACCAGCAAGTCTTCCGCCTTGGTCAGCACCTCTAATTACAGATCCTGCTGCATCTCCATATAAGTTTTGTGCTTGGTTGAAACCATAATCTTGTGTATCTTGTAATCCTCTAAGTCTTGTTCCTGCTTCGCCATAACCAGCAATTTGAGAACCAAGTCCTTGTCTATTTAATGCGTCTGCTTCTGCTAAACCAGCTAATGTCATGTCTTTACCTAGACCAGCTTGTGTTTGTTGTGCGGTTAGACCAGCTAAACCTGTTGCAAGACCTGCTTCATTTAATGCACTTTGTCTGTTTAAATAAGGTAAATAACTTCCTATAGCTTGGTCTGCCAGTTCAAAACCAGCAAGTTCTCTTGGGTCAAACCCAGCAATACGTTCTCCACCATAAGTGAAAGGTGTTGCTCCAGGTTGCCCCATTGTAGCAAACTGTTGATTTAACGATTGATTTAATAAAGGGAATAAACCAGCTACTCCTGAACCTTCGCCTCCCCCAGCTAAAAAATCTTGTATGTATTGTGGTGGTAAAGTATAACTTGTACTTGTTTGTCCCTCAGCCATTAGGCTCTCCTCTCAAAATTATTCATCATTTCATACATTTTTTCTGCACCTTGTTTAATACTGCCGTTACCTGCACCACGAACAGCATCTGCAGTCATTACGAATTCGTTATTAGAAAGTTTTGCGTTAACCATGTCATCTTTTTCTCCGCCTGGACCTTGTACATATCCGCCACCCATAAACATACCTCTATCAGAACCTATAAAACCACCATTTGCTGCTGCATAAGCTGGTTGTTCAAATGTTGGGAAAGGTGTAGTTAAACTAGCTAATCCAGGTGTTTCAGGCAATGGACGTCTAGCAAGAGTTCCTGCTAGTAGATCTAACATTTCGTTACCTTTTGTTGTTTGAGCTATCGCAGAATCGTAAGGCGAGCCATTTTGAGGTAGCATAGCTGTATTACCTGCTCGATTGTCTGTTATGGTTGTGTTTGTAGGAGCGTTTACACCTTGTTGAAATGAACGAGCATTTATGTTGTTTCCCATAGGTTGCATACCAGCTATACCAACATTACTTCCTTGAATATTTTGCATAGGTATCGCTCCACCAGAAGTTAAACCTCTGCCCATGTAAGCTGCAGCACCTGCTCCCATTGGTCCACCCATACCACCTTGTTCTTGTGCTATTCCTGTTGCGACATCAAATCCTGTTTGCACAGCCCATTGTTCTAATGGATTTAAACTAGCATACGCAGAACCACCAGCAGATAATACTCCTGGACCGAAAGCATTAGTTCCTAGTGTTCTTAGTACTGTTGGATCTGTTATACCTATCTGTTGTGCAGCAGTTACTGCGTCCATACCACCTTGCATTAATGCTGATACGTCTGCTGCTTGAGCACTGGTTAGTCCTGCATCAACTAATGTTCCTGTACCACCAAACCCCATGCTTCGACTAAAACCACCACCGATGTCTTGGAAAAATCCACCGACACCAGATGTTTCACCAACACCCATAGGAGTCCAATTAGTGCCACTAAAAAACGCACCTACACCATCCCATGCTGCAGCAAACGGATTACTCCATCCACCAGCAGAACTTGCAGCAGTTTTTGCAGCACTTGCTGCATTGCCAACACCTGCCCCTTGTAACACGTTAGCACCACCATAAGCGATAGCCATGTTTCTTAGTATGTCTTCTTTAGGCATAGCAGAAGTTTTAGTTCCTATTCCTGCACCTATAGAAGCACCTACTGGACCACCAATCATGCCACCTACTATAGCACCTATAACTGGACCAGCTTTTTTAACTGTTTTTCTTACACTTTTCCAAGATTTACTTAACCAACCAAACTCAGGTAATCCTGTTTCAGGGTTGATAGACATGACACCAGAACCAACAACATATTGATCCATAGGTACGTCTTCATAATCGAAAGCGTTTTGTAAATCTTTTCGTAAATTAGGATTCTTGTCTAGAATCTCTTGAGGAATAATCGTTTCGCCAGCTGTTAAATGCGACAGCATTGTGTCGCCATTACGACCTTGAGCAGCGAGATATTCAGCAGCACCTGCAATCCCTTGTCTTGGGGCAGTGTTCTGCATTATTTTTTCTTAGATTTTTTGTTCTTTTTGTCTTCTGCGTATTGACCTTTAGACCAGTCTTTTCCTGCTCTAATCGTTTCTCTTCTACTTCTCATTCCAGGCATATTATTCTCCACTTATATGTTAGTTATTTTGAGCAGGCTATTTGCTGTACCTGAAAAGCTGCAGTAATATACTGTACTCTTATCATACTTAAAAACTCCAGAATAATAAATAAAAAACATTGAAATAAAAAACTCCTTTACTTTCTTGTACAATAAAGTATGATAAGTGTATTAAGAAACAAGAAAGGAAAATATTATGAGAGATAAACAAAGATCTAAAGTGTATGCTTGGGAAAACGCAGCAAGTTGGAGTGGTAAGAGTAAAAACGAACTAGACGACACTCAAGTTTTACATATAATCAAACAATTAGATACTAAATTAAAACGTAAGCCAACCACTGTTAGGTTCAGCAACAGGAGACATCAAAATGCAACAGCTCAAGCTTGGGGCAACATTATTACTCTGCCTAGATCTTGGGCAAGATGCTGGTCTGTTGTACTTCACGAGTATGCTCATCTGTTAGCAGATGAGTGTAAACATGGACCAGTTTTTGTAACAACTTTCTGTGCTTTACTTAAAAACTTTCACCCAGATAAACCTACATATAAAGAACTAAGTGCATCGTTGCGAGAGCGTAACATAGACTTTAAATCTTTACAAGACAGCAAGTACGAGAAAAAATGTAAGCGTATAAAAATTACACTAACTAATGCTAAAAAACCTAAAGACTACGATTTTTTAGAAAACACTTCAGTGCGTGTACCCATGGGCAGATCTAGTACATATTACACAAAAGGCAAGACTACTAGAGTCGAATGGATTTTACGTGAGATACAAGATGTGGTACAAGATGTAAAAGGACACACTGAGTTAGGTCGTTTTAGTTCTGTAAAAGCTAAGTATCTAATAGAAAATGTACAAGACTTAACAGTTGGGGATATAAAGTACCTGATTAAAACAGGTAGACTTATAGCAAAAGACTCCTGTTAGAGGGGTAGTTTACCCTTAGTCAGTATAAAAAAAGTCCGTGGAAGCGATTTATGGACTCCGTTTTTTATCCCCAGACCTTAACTTTAGTACCACCCCAATATTCTACGGCATGCCCTTCATCTATAAGCATAGCACAGATATCTTCTCCGTCTATCGTGTGAGGTATGCCAAGAATCCTGCCATACTTACCCTTCCCTAAAGACTTGACTTGAAGTTTTTTACCACATAGTTCTATTAATCTTTCTTTTGCTTTTAATCCTAGTGCTTTTTCTGCTAAGTTTCTAGTTCTAGATTCTGGAGTATCTATACCAGCTAAACGAACACGTTGTTTAGACAGTATTACATCAAAACCTAAATCAATATTAACATCTATCGTATCTCCGTCTATGACTCTGTCTAATGTGCAATTGTAATAAAATGGTTCCATAGTTATAAAGTAATTGTTATATTTCCGTTGGTTTTTACTGATACTGCACCAACTTCAGCAGTAGCTTGATAGCCTTGTGGATTAGATGGTGTGCCTAAATCTACCCAATATTCCCCAGTGTATACTTGTAAGACACCTACTGAAGTATTCCATATAAGTGTGCCTGGATTAAAAAATAATGTATCTCTTTCTGTTGTGTTTATTTGTCGAGTGTTGTCAGGATCGAACTCTCCTAGATTTATTTCAAGAACACGGACTAATCTGTTGTAAATATCTGAAGTTATCTCTGAACCTGCTGCTAACGGAAGACGAGAAGTCAGAAGTTTGCTCATCTTCTGCCATCACCTCTTATTTCTAAACGTGTAGCACCTAATCGCCAGCCTACATCGTTATTAGCATTTGTATCATCGTCGTCAGACTCAAAACGTATAACTGCTTGTCTTGCTCTTGCTCGCATATCCTTTTTCTGTGTTGTGCTACTAAGTGCATCCGTGCTTTTAGTTGATAACGAATCGCCTGGATAATCTCTTGTTTTTAAAACAAAATTAACTTGACCTGTTTCGCTGTTGTTTAAAAAACGTACATCGGGGATTAGTTTACTTATAAATGCAAACTCTTCGCCGTCTCCTATGTCTATGTCTGCACTTTCTATGTAAACATTTGTCATAGGACTACCATCATCGTTGTACCCAAACTCATGTTGGTATAAATAATTATTTGCTGTTGCTCTTGGGTAGTTAACAATTCCTTGGTCTAACCATGCTGTTCTGCTTAAATTTCCATATGTCCAAACATTATCAGCATAGTCATAACACACATAACGATCTATTTCTGTGCTGCTAGAAGAGCAATAAAACCAACCTACTTCATCAAATTGTGCATTACTGAATGCAAAGACTTTATATATTTGTCCTAAATTAATGTCATCAAACACGTAACTATGTACAGAGCAAGGAAGTTTTTGAACACTGCCATTATACAGATAAAAATTATCAGAACTCATCCAAAACACTCCAGGTGCAACATTGATTGAGGCATTTGGGGAAGCTAATCCTGAGCCACTGTTTAATAAATTTAACCCAAATGTGTAAGGTGGTCCAATAAACTGCATGCTGTACAAAGACGTATCAGTCCAGATCAATATTTCTTGTCTTGCTTTTATACTACCAACAATAAGACTACCTTCTGATAGACGTAAACTTCCTGCTGTATTAGTTGTTAAAGGTTCAAAATCTAAAGCATTTTCTTGGTCGCTGAAAGCTATTAACATGGGATCTACTGACCCACTTCTACTGCTTCCTGATATAGGATCAGCACCTAATACTATTAGATGTCTATCTTTTTCAGAAACGATTACTTGTAGTCCTTTTGTCGGAACTAAGTTAGCACCAGATATGTCAGACAAAACAACTGCTCGATTACTTGTACCACTACTCTCATCCCAATAATAGATACCTCCTGCTCTTGGATTCATAACTAAGTCTTCACCAAAATGATCATGACTCCACAATCTAAGTTGATTTGTTTCAGATAATGCTGAGGTTGATCCCCACGTAGATGCTCCCCATGTACCTGCACCCCAACCTGTGCTAGCCACGTATACATCTAAACCCACGTTTATTTGGTATGCTCCATCGACACCTGAGCCACCATTACCACTATCGCTTGCGTTAGCAGTTACAGTTACTCCTGAAGTGTTTACAGCTGTGAATGTGTATGTGTTAACAGAAGGTACTTGTGTTATTTCATACTCTTGGTTTAAAACTGCTGCTGTTACATTTCCTCCTAAACTAACTGCTCCTGATATAGTTACAAAATCACCTACCACTGCTCCATGGTTTGAATCAGTAGCTGTAATTGTTGATGAACCATCCGTTGCAGCAAAAGTAATACCATTCGTTGTAGTTGCTCGGATAGGTGTTATATCTGTATATGTAGTACCACCTTCTTCTAGATAATACTTACTTGTTGTACCAAGACCTAAATATTTTGTTCCTTGTAATTCTACCCAAGCATGTAATGCACGACAAGTTCCTTTAAAGGTAGTCTCATTATCTTTACGCCAGCCACCTATTTTCTGTGGTCTTCCTCTGTTAAACCTAACAAGATTACTGTCGAACCAGCCTCCTTCGCTATCATAAGAAGTTCCTTCTCTATCTATTCCAGGTTTTAGTACAAACTTAGCTAATGGCATTACACATTCTCCCATTCTTTAGCCTGAAAAAGTAATGCTTCTGCTTCCCTTCTTCTAACTAACCCATCAAGAACCTTACCACCAGCTTTATTCCATCGTTTTATTTGTGCAGGAACTTCGTCATACTTACCTTCATTAAGGACTCGTAACAAAGTAGATTCTTGTAGATTTGTTGGACCGAGGTTGTACACCCATGAGCATAACGAGTCAAACTCGCATTGACTTAGAGAAACTTTAACTAAATTTTCTATATATCCTTCGTATTCTAACATTTCTTCTTGTAGTAAATGTTCAGCTTCGTCTTTGTTTATTTTGTCACCTTCTTTGACTTCTTTAGTGTGACCATAACCTATTGTCCACACACCTACACTGTCTTGATAAGCGTCTAACTCACAACCCTCAAATTTTTTAATTAATGCTATACCTTCTTGTGAGATTTTCATGATTAATCTTGTTTTTGCGAAGCACCAAAATAAAAACTGATAATAGCAGAAGCTAGTCCACCTAAATAACCAAGCACTAAATTAATTAAAGCTTCACTGTTCTGTTCTGGTGGTTGGATAGTTACCAAAAAGATATACCCCATAAATCCACCTACTACAAAAATGCCTATGATTCGTGCAGTCCAGTCTTTACCAAATTTTCCTCTTGCATCTTGTATATCTGCTGTTTCTAGTGCAAACAAATCAACATCAAGTTCTTTCATCTTGATTTCAAAATCAGTCTCAACTTTTTTTAACTCAGCTAACTGTTCAGGTGTTGCCTGTTCAATAGCTTTTTGTATTTTCTTAGGTTCAGGATCACAACCTAATACCTCGGATATCATATTAGCTGCCATCCCACCCATTGGTCCACCTAAAGCAGTTCCAAGTGTAGGTGCTACAGCACCAATTACATTTTTAATTAAATCAAATTTCATAGCGTATATATCTCCAATGACTTACTTTTACCTTTTACTTCTATAGGGTTTAATAAGTTTAGCTTAATTTTACAGTTTTGTTTAGTGCTTTCACCTATAATTAAATCTACACCGACTTGTTTAGTTGCACTCTCAAAACGTGCTGCTGTATTAACAGCGTCACCTATAGCTGTGTAATCAAACCTAGAAGCACTTCCCATGTTACCTATAACTGCGTAACCACTGTTTACACCAACTCCAATCTCTACACCTATATCTGCTTCTTTAATATTTTTCTGTATCTCTATTGCTGTAAGAACAGCCTTATGCTCATGTTCTTCTAAGTCGAGGGGTGCATTAAAAATAGCCATCATTGCGTCACCAATGTACTTGTCGACCATACCACCATATTTTTGAACAGCTTCTTGTTGTATTGTAAGAGCCTTATTCATAATTTTAGTTACTTCTTCTGGTTCTAATTTTTCAGACATAGCTGTAAAACCACGCACATCTGTGAATAAAAACGTACAGTATCTTTTTTCACCACCTAGCTGTAATAAATCAGGATTTTTCTGTAATTCTTTAATTTGTCTTGGATCAAGATAGTGTTCAAACTGTTTCTTTATCTGTTGTCTTAGTTTGTATTGCTCTCTAAAACGCAAGTAAAAAGCTACAGTTGTTGTTACAAACTGGCTTATCAACGACCATGTAACATCTACTAAAATATTTTGTTGTATTGTCCAGTAGCCATAAAAAACTGTGCTGCCCATAATCAAAACTGCTGCGAAAACACCTGTAGTTGTACCTAAATATGTGATTAGTGACCAAACTAACAAAACTGTTGAGAATAAAATCAAAAGTTCAACAGCTACAGCATAATCAGGTATGTATGGACTATTTTCTATGAGTATTGACTCTGCGAGTGCAGTTTGTATTTTATGTGGTTCTAGTAAACCAGCAGGTGTAGCAATCTGTGGCATGATTCCTTTTGCTGTAAAACCTACGAACACAAATTTATTTTCCACATCCATTTCTTTTAAATTTGTTTGTGGTGTGTCTACCCAACTTACCCATTTACGACCTAGCGAATCTACAGGAACAGGGGGCAAACCTTTAACTCTTATTTCTTCGAGTCCGTTTTGATTAGTCTTTATAACATATGTATCAGCACCTGCTAGTATTTTAAGAACCTCTGTTCCATATGCTGGTGCCCAACCATCTGGTGTTCGCAACAGTAAAGGCAGTCTACGAACTAAGCTGTCTACATCTGCTCTTGCAACAGCTAATCCTTGACTTGCATTATGCTTTAGTACGTCTATATTTTGTACAACTCCTTGAGCTTCGATGCCACCAACATCCTCGCCTAATATAACTGTGCCTGTTGTAGCTGGGTACTCATTGGTGTCGTTTTCGTACATAGCTAACACACTTGGTGCGAATGAGAGTGCTTCAGTAAACTCAAGGTCGCCACCAAATCGATCAGGTTGAGGGAATGCAACAACCCACCCCACACCTATAGCACCTTTTCGTAAAAGATTTATTTGTATTTGTGCTAAAGTTTGTCTTGATAAAGGGTAGCCACCTTCATTAGTTATGTCTTCTTCTGTTATGTTTAGTATTGTAAAATACCCTGAAGGTTGTTGTTTAGGTACAAAAGCATCAAAAGTTTTTAGTTTCAATACATCTAAAACTGTTGACTGATTAACTACAGGTATCGTAAAAATTACAAGTAAACATATAAAAATTATTTTTTTCATCAACTGCCTTGTTTAATTGTTATTGTGTTAGAAGAACCTCCGTTCACCTTAACTATGTTTTCTACTCCATTTTGAAAAAGAATAACAGTATAAGCATTAGAACCATCTAAATCAAGTCTGACAGATTCTCCTACATTTCTACGCAGACTAATTATCTGACCTGTTATTATCGTTGTTATTTGCGTAGCTTTGTCTTGACCTATCTCTGTTCCAGCAATACGAATACCTACACCACCTTGTTTAAGCTGATCCTCTTCTTCTGATATAGCTAATGCATCTATAATATTTAATAAATCTTCAAGAAAATTTACATCTAAATAGTTTATGTCTAATTCTGTAAACTCTAGGTCAGCTTCGTTATCTAGAAAATCTTCTGCTAAAAAATCTACATCTAAATCTGAAAAATCTAAATAATCTGCTGTAGTTTGTAATTGAGTTTCTTGTAACGATGCATCTGTTTCTCTTGGTGGATTTACTATCAACATATTGTCTATAAGATCAAGACTGATGTCGAGTATAACTGGTTTAGAAGGAGATTGATTGTATGTTTGCGTAGTTGTTGCTTGAAATGCTTGATTAAGTAATACCTCACCCATAGCTGTTTTTACCAATATTTCACCAGAAGGGTTTCCGTATTTATCTGGTAAAAGTATAACTAATGATGAACCTGTTTCTGGTGTTGTTGTGATTGTGAAATCTGTTCCTCTTACAAACACATCAGCACTTTGCGTTTTTATGTGTATAGCTTTTTTATTATTAAATTTACCTGTAACAAATCTTGCAGTACCTGATGCAAAACGTAGTGCCATTTCTGATTTATTAGGGTTTGCATCGTACACATACGAATCAATCACGAGTTTACTGTGTGGCATAACACGTACGATAGTTTCATCAACAAAAGTAACAGCTAACTTTCCCCCTTCTGTTTTTATATTGTCTAACTGTTGTATTGGAAAAGCTAGTTCTGCTCCGTATGGTTTATCCCTGACAACTTGAGCATTGCCATTTAATTCACTGATATTTCCTATATCAGCAACTTGTGCCTGTACCTTGGTCGTTTTGAATGATACAAACAGTGCTAGTAGTAGTACCAACACTCTGAACTTTGAGCCAGTCATTGTCTTGTGTAGATGCCTGTGTTATGTTAAATGTACGATTAGAACCATCATGATCTAGCCAGAAATAACCACCTGCGTATCCAGTTCCAGCATACGTAACTGCGTTGTCATTTCCATCCAAATTAATGTAGTTAGTCGCACCATCTACATTAACTCCTGCTGTTATAGTGTTACTTGAACCATTAACTATCCAGTCTAGATCAAGAGTTCCTGCTAAAGCAGTTGTTGCATGATTTAAAGTAAATGTGTTTGTACTTCCTGTTACATCAACATTGACATTAGAACCATCTGCCCCATACGTATTACTTGGATCTGTTTGCATATTAAAAGTGTTTGTGTCTCCATCAAACTCAAAAAATCCTATGTAATTGTCTGCCCAAATATCTCCTAAGAATTTATTTGTGTTTCCTATTTGATTTATGTCCAATGTCATAACTGTGCCATCTAAGTCTAGTGCAGTCATAGAACCTGCAGCAGCTGTAGTTCCACCGATAAGGTTGCCTGAGCCTAACTGTTCAAAATCAAAATTTGAATTACTAGACCCTGAACTCTGGTCTATGTAAATTTCGTTGTCTGCTCCAAACATAGGTGTAGACAACATTAATAATAGTAAAAGTTTTTTCATTCTTTTAACCTCCAGTAGTTGTTCTTAACACCTTCTTTTATCGTCTCAAGAACAGCTGTTTCTATTGCCATTTGCAAAGCAATACTAATTGGTTCATTTTTAACTGAACCCCCTTCTATCTCTACTAATTCCGTTCCTTCAGAGATAAACCTAAATATATCGTTGTCTAAAGAAACAGAAAGAATAGTTTTAGTTACTAAAACTTCTATCAATACTTTTCCTGTACTTACTGACACAGTTCGTAAACCTACAGTAAGTGTATCTGATCTGTACTGTTTTGACAAACCGATTCCTAAATATCTTGCTCCTGTTCCACCACTAGCTGTGTTTGCTTGATAAGACAGTACTCCTCCTGTCATTATCATATCAGCAAATTTTAATGGCATTAATTTTTGATCTTCATCAAATGTTTCCCTTGTTGATCTTATCAACTGTCTTTCTTTTGTTACTGCATCTAGAGAAACTCGCTCAACTACTTCAAAAAATCCATCATTTTCAACACCTGCTTGTTTTAATGCTCTTATTAAGTATGCATGAGGAGCCTGTGTAACTGCTGTACTAAATGTTGCGTATGTACTGTTGGATCTGCGTTGTCCTGTTTGATCTGTAAAGTTCTCAGCATACACAGCGATTACTGGTTTTCTAGTTGGTTCTAACACATAAGCTAAGTCTGTGTACAGAGCGTCAACAACTGCTGTTTTAGTTCTTTCCGTTGGTGGAAGATTATTCTCTAGAGGGTCTATCATTATTGAACAACTAGAAAGTAAAACTGCCCACAGGAACACTGATTTCTGTAACATTTCCTTCTTCATCTGTTATTCTTACTGTGACTGTTTCTTCGTTTATTTCATACTCAATAGTGTTTCCTTCTAGCACCATTGAGCCAAAATTAGATTTTGTTTCGCCAAATAAATTATCTTCTATCTGTCTAGCTAAGTTTGCATAAATTCTAGATGTTAAGTTCCTCATAAATCTAGCTTCTACTGTGTTGTCTTTTTCTCTTTCTATCTCATCTTTAAGTGCTTGTATCTCATCTTTAATCGCTTGTTTTCTCGTAGCCTCTTGATTCTCTATAGTTAAGTAATGACTTGATGTGCCAACACCTGAAAAACTTGGATTCTTAAACTTGTGAGTCATTTCATCTGCTGTAGCACTTGTAGCAACAACTAATAAAATTACTACAATACCTGCTATTGCTAAGTATTTATCCCAGTCAGTCATAAAAACTTTGCCCAAACTAAAACCCCTATACATCCTAGCAAAGCTAACAAAATAAATGAACAAGATGTAATTTCAATAGTTCTTCCTAATTTATTTAAATAAATCATATCTTGTTTAGAATTAAACCTTTCGTCTTCATAAATATACTTATCACGCGGAAACGGTCTTTTAGGCATAGGTTCAAATATTACGTTATCTATTGATACTAACTGTTCTTCTTCTATTCTTTTTACTTCTTGCTCCTGAAACTCTGTCCATTTTTTGCCGTACTTTTCAAACATAATGTTTTTAAAATCCGCATCTAAAAAGTCTTGATCCTCAGTCTTTTCTTTGGTCATCTCTATCTGCCTTTGCAATCTTGTTACTGTCTATAAGTTGAGGAACACCTAAAATAGTTTTTATTAATGTGTCTTGTCTAATGATCTCATTATCTAGTGATCTAACCCTGTCGATAAGAGCAACTAATATACCATGCTGTGAGTCTAACTTTGTACCTAGCCTTTGTTCCATTTGTTCTATTTGGTCTGCTACCTTATCATCTAAAACATCAAGCTTTGTTTCCATACCATCAATAATTCTGTTGATAAGTTTCCATATAAAAAACCCTAAACCTAATGCAGCAGCAATCGGAAACCCTACTTCGTTTATAAAGGTGACCGCTTGGTCCATTAAAGATACCTAGTCGCTAATAAACAAGTTATAACTACTGGATAAACACCCCACAACAAGGCTTCTAACCTTTTAAATTTACTTGAACCTTCATCAAGACGTTTTTCAATGAATTCAAACCTAAGAGCACATTCCCTTTCAAAAGCTGAAGAAGAGACCTTTTTACTAGAGGTTTTCATTTCTTCTTTTTAGGTCTGCCTTTTTTCTTTTTAACTTTAACAGTGGTATAGGCTTCATTTACATCAGGAGTAGACTTATCGTCTGCAACAAACTTTCCTTCTTCTGTTCTTGCTCTAACAGTTTTTTCTTCTATGCCTCGAACATTCTGCCAAAGTTTTTTAAACCAACTCACTATTTATCCTTGGCCTTACCAATATTTAAAGCTAAGAAATCTATAACTTTATAAAGTTTCGCTAACCATTTATCTCCTTGAGGAGTTGGTGTAACCGCAGCTACAAGTGAAGCTATAGCTATAATTGCTGTTATCCACATAAATAAATTAATCCACATCATTTTCTTTCTCCGTTGTTAATGATTCTACTGGAACATCCCAACAATTTAAGTTAGATGCTACTGTTCTTCTTTCGCCCTCACCTTTAAAGGGATATACCATGTGTTGTAACCAAGAAGGGAATACTAAAAGTTTTCCTACAGTTGGTTTAATTACAAAAGACTGAGGCGGTCTTAGTCTAGTTGTATTCATTAATTCGTTACGACCATATTGAAAAGCAATATAGCCATCACAATCACCTGATGATTGATATAGAGAATATTGTGGTGAACCAGCAGTAGGTTGATCTAATATCTGTTGTGGAACTTTAGTCCATCCAGTCGTAGATATACCCATAATGGTTTTAGTGCCATGATCGTGTATAGGGTTATAGTCTCCAGCGTAACTATGTACTGACCAAGTTTCGTCTATTGCTATAGCTTTTGGCTGATCTAATTTGTTGCCTGTGTTGTTAAAAAAGAAATTAATATAATCAGCACCTAGACTACATACAAACTCAGAATATTCTTTTACTCTGGAGTCTTCATTATCCATTAGCAGTTGTTCGCCTTGTGATATTTGTCCTACTAAAGTATCGGCTAATGACTTTTTATCTTGGTCTTCTTTATATTCATCAAGATAATCGTTAAGGTCATTCACCATACTTATAGGCATCTCTGTCTCCATAACGTAAACAGAAGGCATGTTATGTACTGTAACTTCTGCCATTAACTAGGTACGTTAAACTCGTTATCTGCTGTGCTTACTGCTGGTGGATTAGTAATAACGCTATCGAATTGTTGTGCAAATACTGTGTCCCAATGCGATACAGGGCAAATAGCTACTAAGTCAGCGTTACTCCAACTACCTTTAGCTTTAAGTGTAAAGTTAGTTGCTGTTACATTACCATCTATATCGTAATCTTTTTGATCTACTGTAGTAGAAAATCTTGATCTATAGTAATTTTCATCACCTTCGTTATCGTTTTCATAAGTCATTTCTATATCCCACCTATCAACTTTACTACTGCTGTTCACATATGGAATACACTTTGTTATTGTTTTTGTTATTGCCATTTTTTACTCCTTGTTTTCTAATTCTTCAACTCTTGCCGAAAGTTCTTGTACTGCCTTAACCATCAAAGGCATTAAAGATGCTTCACCAATACGTTGTCTACCATCAAGTTCATCTTCTGTCCACATATCAAAGCCATCTTTTAAGTCGTATTTGTCAATAACTTCTTTGACTTCTTGAGCAACAAAACCATGATTGTACTTTCCATTCATAACTCTTTTTTCAGAATTTGGATTATGTGCTTTCATTTCTGAGGGTACGTCTTTAGCTTTTTTCCATCTAAAAGTAACAGGTCTTAAATCATTTATAAAAGCTAAACCGATCTTTTCGTCTTGTATATCTTCTTTTAGTCTTATATCAGAAGGTGCTGTTATTGTAGTAGCACCAAAAGCTATATTAGAGTCAGTAGTTCCATCACCAAATGTAAAGTTACTATTTCCAGTACAGGTTATACCTTGCCCTATTGAAATTTGATTACCGCCGCTAGAAGATGAAATAGAAGTATCAGTTCCTATACATACATTCTGACTTCCAGTCACTATGTTATCACCAGCATTTGCACCAACTAAAATATTATCATTACCAGTTGTTAGAAGGTCGCCAGCAACTTTGCCCAAAGCAACATTCCTTGTACC